ACAAATAGATTATGACTCTACAGTTATAGGGATGTCTGTGGCTAAACACGAATTTTTACCCGGTGCTGGAGTTCAAATATCTTATGTAGACCCAGCTAATGTTGTATACAGTTATACTGAAGACCCACATTTTAAAGATTGTTTTTATTGGGGTGAAATTAAAACATTGCCTATAGGCGAGTTATTAAAAATAGACCCTAGTCTTACTCGTGAAGATTTAGAAGAAATATCTAAATATAGTCAGAGCTGGTATGATTATTATAATGTAGCTCAGTTTTATGAGAATGATATTTTTTATAGAGACACTTGTACTCTAATGTATTTTAATTATAAGACCACTAAAAAAATGGTCTATAAGAAAAGAATACTTGAAGGCGGTGGTTCTAAGATGATAGAAAAAGATGACACTTTTAATCCTCCACAAGAAATGATGGAAGATGGAAAGTTTGAAAAAATAGAAAAAACTATTGACGTATGGTATGATGGTGTAATGGTAATGGGTACTAATATTATTATCAAGTGGGAACTTGCTAAGAATATGGTTAGACCTAAGTCATCATCACAGCACGCTTTACCAAATTATGTTGCCGTAGCACCAAGAATGTATAAAGGAGTTATTGAGTCTTTAGTAAGACGAATGATTCCTTTTGCTGATTTAATACAGCTGACTCATTTAAAATTACAACAGGTTATAGCTAGAGTTGTTCCTGATGGAGTTTATATTGATGCAGATGGTATTAATGAAGTGGACTTAGGAACAGGTGCGGCATATGACCCATCTGACGCATTAAGATTATACTTTCAAACAGGTAGTGTAGTCGGTAGGAGTTATACCCAAGAAGGAGAGTACAATCAAGGTAAAATACCCATACAGCAGCTCACAAGCAATTCAGGCGCTTCTAAGACGCAAATGCTTATAGCCAACTACAACCACTACCTAGACATGATTCGTGGTGTAACGGGCTTAAATGAGGCTAGAGACGGTTCTACACCTTCTCCTGAAGCTTTAGTAGGGGTACAAAAACTAGCAGCACTAAACTCAAATACTGCTACTAGACATATATTAGATGGAAGTCTTTATATATATCGTTCATTAGCAGAGGCTTTAACTTATAGAGTGGCTGATATTTTAGAGTACTCAGATTTTAAAGAAGACTTTATAAATAAAATTGGCAAGTACAATGTAAGTATACTAGGCGAAATATCTGAATTATACATATATGACTTTGGAGTATTTATAGAACTTTCTCCAGACGAAGAGCAAAAAGCTATGCTTGAGCAGAACATTCAAATGGCACTATCTAAAGGTGATATAAATTTAGAAGATGCTATTGATATTCGTGAAATTAGAAATCTTAAACTAGCTAATCAATTATTAAAAGTTAAAAGACTTGCTAAACAAGAGCGTGATGAAAAAATGGCTATGCAAAAACAAGCCATGATTGCTCAACAGCAACTCAAGTCTCAAGAAATGGCTTCTCAAGTGGCTATGCAAAAGATAGAGTTAGAGACTCAATCTAAAATGAAGGTTAAGCAGGCTGAAATAGCTTTTGAAATAGAAAAGCAAAAAGCTGAAGCACAGCTTAAATCTCAATTAATGCAGCAGGAGTTTGATTATAATATTCAGCTTCGAAACACAAGCGAACAAGCCTTAGCTTTTAGAGAGGGTGAAAGAGAACAAGCCAAGAGCAACAGAATTAGTCAGCAAAATAGCGAGCAGTCTAAATTAATTACACAACGTAAAAATAATTTACCTCCTCAAAACTTTGAGTCTAATGAAGACAGCCTTGATGGCTTTGATTTATCAGAGTTTTCACCTCGATAATGAGCGTTATTATTTTAACTAACTTTGTAACTTAAATTAAATTAAATGGAATTAAAAGTAAAAGCAGTAGAATCTGTAGAAGAAAAATCAATGCAAGAAGTTGAAAAAGAACTTCTTGATAAGCATGAAGAAAAATTAATTGAGGAAGATAAATCATCAGAAGAAACTCCTCAAGTAAAAATGGACTTTGCGGAAAATGGTAGTGATAACACTGCTAATGAAGCAAAAGAAACTTCTGAAGAAAAACCAGAGCCAGTTCAAGAACCGGCAGAATTATCTGAAGAAGACGTTCTTTCATATATTGGAAAAAGATATGGTAGGGAAATTAATTCATTAGATGAGTTAAATGCAGCCAGAAAAGAAGCTGAAGAGCTTCCTGAAGATGTTGCATCCTACTTTAAGTATAAAAAAGAAACAGGAAGAGGTATTGAAGACTATGTAAGATTACAAAAAGACTTTAGTGCTATGAATCCTGATACTTTGCTAAGAGAGTATTTGACAATTACAGAAGGCGAAGGTTTAGACCCAGAAGATATAGATTCTCTAATGGAGGATTTTTCTTATGATGAAGAACTAGATGACGAATCTGTAGTTAAAAAAACTAAACTAGCAAAAAAGAAAACTATTGCCAAAGCAAAGAAGTTTTTTAATGAGCAAAAAGAATTATACAAGCAGCCCCTTGAGTCGAGACCGGCTGCTGATTCTCAGAGCAACAATGAAGAACTTCAAGAGTATAGGCAATATTTAGAATCTGCTAAAACTCAACAACAGGAAAGTGAGACAAAACGGAATTGGTTTTTAAAAGAATCCGATAAAGTTTTTACTGATGATTTCAAAGGTTTTGATTTCGTGCTTGACGACAAAACAGTAACTTTCTCTCCCGGTGATGCGCAGACCATTAAGAAAAATCAAGAGACTCCGATGAACTTTATTAATAAGTACTTGGATGACAAAGGTTTAATTAGTGACGCTGCCGGATACCATAGAGCTTTATCAATAGCAATGAATCCTGACAAATTTGCCAACTTCTTTTACGAACAAGGCAAGTCTGAAGCTACGGAAGATGTAATACGAAAGACTAAGAATATAAATATGACTGAGCGTAGAACACCTGAAATAACTAATAAAGGAGGATTTCAAGTTAAGTCAGTTAACCCTGATTCGGGACGAGGCTTAAAAATAAGAAGTATTAAACGAAAATAAATTTTAAAAATTAATTATTATGGCTGGAGCAGTTCAAGCAACCCCAGGGTTTGCTTTACAACCGAGTGCAGAACAAGTAGCACTCTCAACCAATTACATAACTAACTTCGACTTTTTAAATCAGTATCTACCTGATACTTATGAGAAAGAGTTTGAAAGATACGGTAATCGTACCGTTGCATCGTTTCTACGTTTAGTAGGAGCTGAAATGCCTTCTAATTCTGACCTTATCAAATGGGCAGAGCAAGGAAGACTACACACTAAATATACTAACTGTGCTTCTAATGCGGCAGCAGCGGCTGATACAGCAACTATTACTGTAAATGATACGCTAGTTCCTAACACTGGAAGTATCGCTATTAGAGCTGGACAAACTATTGTTCTTTCTGATAACGCAGGTGGTGGATTAAACAAAGGTATTGTCACTTCTGTAAACACAGGGGCAGGTACTTTTGACGTAGCTTATTATGAAGCTGGTGGACAAATAGGTGGAGCAGGTGGCTTTACTTATACTGTATTTATTTATGGTTCTGAATTTAAAAAAGGAACTAACGGAATGGTAGGCTCACTAGAAGCTGATGATGTATTCTTTGACAACTCACCAATTATCATTAAAGACAAATACGCTGTAAGCGGGTCTGATATGGCACAAATTGGATGGGTAGAAGTGACTACTGAAAACGGAGCTTCTGGATACTTATGGTATTTAAAGTCTGAGCACGAAACTAGATTACGTTTTGATGACTATCTTGAAACTTCTATGATTGAAGCAGTACCAGCTGAAGTAGCTTCTGGAGCTATTGCAGCAGGTGGAGATGTAGGAAACAAAGGTTCTGAAGGTATCTTCTACGTTGTTAACGCTAGAGGAAATGTTTGGGGCGGTGGAAACCCTTCTACATTAGCTGACTTTGATGCAGTTATTTCAAGACTTGATAAGCAAGGTTCAATTGAAGAGAATGTAATCTTCGTTGACAGACAGTTTGGTTTTGACATAGATGATATGTTAGCAACTCAAAACTCTTATGGAGCAGGAGGTACATCTTATGGATTATTTGACAACGACAAAGAAATGGCGTTGAACTTAGGATTCACAGGATTCCGTAGAGGTTATGACTTTTATAAGTCTGACTGGAAATACTTAAATGACCCAACTATGCGTGGTGGTTTACCTACTGGAGCTAACTCAGGCCGTATCAACGGACTATTAGTACCAGCTGGTTCTACTACAGTATACGA